TTTGTTTTGTTATTGCCTTTTCTGAGGACTCTTCCAATACTTTGCAGATTTCTAATTCTGGACTTTGAAGGAGAAGCAAAAATAACATTGTGGAGATTCTTAATGTTAATACCAGTAGAGAATGTTCCGTATGAAGCGACAATAATCGCGTTGTTTTCTCTTTCAGTAATCTCCCTTACTTTTTCTCTGTCTTCTGTAGCCACTCCACCATGAACAAAGAAGACATGACGTTCATCTGCCTTGGAGTTATTTATTAAATCGTAAAGGGGTTGTCCGTGCCCTTCAACACGGGAAAATAGTATGAGCGTATTGCCTTTAAGATCAAGGGCAAGGTTACGTATAAATTTGTTGCGTCGTTCATGATTGATAATGTACTGGACTTCTTCTTCAAAATTTTCAAACTTATGTGGTGAGTGTTTCAATAGAAGCACGTTGATGTCTAGTTTGGCAACGTGCCCCTTCTTCATTAGTTCTTCTGTTCTGATGATTTTGTAGGAGGGACCGAATAAGCCCTCCAATACCCACTTATGAGTTTGAGTTCCATCAAGAGTGCCTGTAAAACCAAATCTGTATTTTGCATCTGAAAGTTTTCCCATTATAGATATTAGAGACTTAGATTTGAACTGGTGTGCTTCATCTCCAACGACCACATTAAATCTTGAAAAGTATTTGCGGGGTAGTTTGTAGATGGACTGCCAGGTGGTGATAATCACCTGTGAGTCAGTCTCTCTTTCTTTTCCCGCGTATATTTTGTGGCAATATGAACCTACGTCCCAACCATAGTCTGCAAAGTCTTTATACATTTGCTCTACAAGCGAAGTCGTCGGAACGACTATCAGAATATTTTGTCCTTTCTCAACGTAATATCTCACAAGAGAGTATATCATCAGAGACTTTCCAGAAGCAGTTGGGGATATCAACAGCTTTCTATTATGTCTTAGGGCGTCGTATACTCCCTCTACTTGGTACTCGCGGGGAGAATACTTGCAAATAGCATTCATATAATCTTTTACACCTTCCTTTGAAATGAAGTCATTGACCTCAAAAGGAAGACCATAGAATTTGTTATCAACAAACTCATAAGTATATTCATGGTTCTCACAGAACTTTGTGAGTTTATCTAATAACCCGACATATATCTCACCAGTCTGGGTATTGAATAAACGAATTTTTCCGTCCCAATACTTGTTACGATATTGAGGCATAAACTTTGCGCCAGGAACCTCAAACGTGAACTGATCTGCTAGTTCGTAGTAGACGTGAGGTTCTGCTTTTACCTGAAGATATACTTCATTCTTTTTTGATATTATCAAATGAGACATTATCCATAAGGATCACCTATGGATATTTATTCCATCGTCTTAAAGGTATATTCTAACATCAACCTTTCTAAAAAATCTTTCAAACTTTCCAATCTTCCTTTTTTATCTGGGCATGATACCCAGTTTTGAAGATGAAGACTTATCGATTCATGTATCTGTCTCACATCCTCAATTCCCATATCCATTGAGACAAAGGGTAAGTCTGGATTAAAGTCTTGTTCGTAAAGATTGTCTTCGTCCATTAGTTAAATCCTGCTTGGAATTTGTGCCATTCTATAGAGTTCTTGATTTGATAAGTTCTATTTGAAATGGTCTTGATAATATCTTCAAGAAATCTCAACATCACATCATAATACCGAATCTTCACATCAATCTTATTCAGTTTCTCATCGGCATCCATATGCCTCTGTAAGGCGTCTTTGTCTCTTACCTTATATGGGAAAGGTTCTTGCTCATAAACCTCTGGATCTGCCTTTCCTGTGTAGTAATTATAACGTTCAAGTTTCACTCTGTTATAAGTTTCTCTTGCCCGTTCTTTCAGAAGAGTGGTTGTGTTGTATATAGTATAATATTTCGCATGAAGTTGTGGAATTTTTATTGATTCATCGTGCAAATTATCGGGATCAATAACCGAATCTCTTTTCCACATCTCCTGAATTTCGTCTAGATTCATGAGATAATTTGACTTACAATAGTTCCTACATTATAGGAAATGTGAGTCCTTTTGTAAAGCGACTATTTAAATTCTGGACCATAGAACCAGGCAACTAAAGATTTTCTTACACCAGACGTAACTGGGCGAACTCTGTGCCATTGGTCTCCATGAAAAAATAAGGCAGATCCTGCAGATAATTTAAATGTTTCATACCTCTTTTTTTCTGATGGACCATACAGTTCCAAATCAAATTCTCCACCTTCATAGTCATCATTCAGAAAAAGGGACATGCTAATTTTTCTGACATTTCCATTTATTGGATTTGCATATTGATCTACATGCCAATCATATTTTCCTTCGGATTCATATATTCCATACTGAACTGGTTCGACCCCAGTAATATTAAAATTCCAACCAGAAGATTCATTTATACTGTTTACCATTTTTAATAGTAATGTGTATAAATCGGAATTGTTAATCCAAGAAACTTTGGATTTTCTTTTTTCAGATATTCCTTGTCTATCTAATATTGCCGATTCAAAATTGTTTGATACTTTTAAAGCATTGCTTACAATCTGCAATGAATTTTTGCTAAAAGACACCTGCTTATAACGAATGCCATAATTCATAATAATTAATTATAAACGTGTTCTACCATCAGAAGATAAGATATTATAGACAGTATATTTGAAAGATACCTCTGCCGTAAAATAGTTAACATCAGTATCTGATGCTTCAAATTCCAATGATGTCAAATATGTTGGAAATAAATCTTTGAATTTTACGATAGCAACATCTCTAAAATTGCTATTTAAAATGTGTAAACTTCCATCACTAAATTGTTTTTTTAAATCTCTCAGTCCATCTTCATCTGTTGTCAGATCTTTAAAATCTTGTGTGGTTTCTGGATATCCAAGACCAGTCAACCAATTGTGAATTGTCATATAGTTTTCCATGTTCTCGTCAACCAAAAATCTTAAAGAAAAATCACCATACGTCAATTTATCACCAGGAACATCTAAATCCTTGAGATATGATGGTTGGACTGCAGTTCCTAGATTAATCTCTGGTATTCTTGCAGAGTTGCAAAAAAATGATGCCTTTGGTTCTTTTGATAATGTAAACTTAAATCCAACAGGCGATAGAAAATTTCTATTGTTTATTTGATTTGGAAAACTAGTCGCCATTTTTTATTTTTATTTAGATAAAAAAAGAGGGTCCAAAGGACCCTCTGAGAAACCTTGTGAAAATGGATCACATGAGGTTCTTGACTTGTACTCTCTGGTAGTAACGGTTACGGTTGGCGGTAACTGCATGAGTTGGGTTTGAAGTAGCGCCATCGTTTGCGAATGGGTTAGCAACGATACCGTAGCGAGTCTTAAATCCAATTTTTGGCTGGAAGTTGTTCTCACCGACGGCACGTACCATCTGCAGAGGAACGTATGGGCAATAGAACAGACCAGCGTCATAAGGTGAAGTACCCTTATAACCGACAACGTAGTACTGCGAAGCAGCAGAGTTTGCCGAATATGGGTCAATGTAGACGCGATACTTACCTTGCAGAACACCAGCGAAGGTGTTACCGGTGTCATCAACGTTCAGGTTAGCGTTGAGTGCAGGGGTGTAGTCGAGTACACCAGCCATGGTCAGAGCGGAAGCAACGTCTGCTGAACACAGAATGACGTTACCCTTTCCTCTACGAGTTCTTTGGGCAATGCGGTTTGCATCTCTTTCGATCTGGAAGATCAGACCCTTGAACTTCTCAACAGACCAACGACCATTGGAGTCAACGTCGAGGTCAAATACGCCGCCATTAGCAACGTTTGCCTGAGCACCAGCTTCAGCAGCCTTATAGATGGTGCGGATAACTTCGCGGTTGATTTCAGCGAGGATCTCAGTTGACAGAATGTTTGCCAACTCAGCTTCTGCATTCAGACCGTGAATTGCCTTGAGGTCCTGAGCGAGTTCTAAGGAGTACTCAGCCTTCAGTGCTCTTGACTGTGCGGTAACAGTGACCTTCTCGATCGAGAAAGCCATTTCGTTGAAAGCGTTGTCGCCATCTTCGCCAAGACGCTCAGCGTCTCCAGTCTGCATACCACCACCAGTGGTGTATGCACCAGCAGGAGTATCGTTCAGAACAGCAGGATTGGTTCCAGCAGAAGCAGCGGTAGTACCAATACCCAGAACGTCACCCATTCCCGATGCCTGAGCACCAGAGAAGTTGGTGTTTGCTTCGTCGAACAGTGCTTCCGAACCAGACTGACTGGTGTACTTCGAACGCATTGCGAAGATCAGTCCAGTAGGACCGTTCATTGGTTGAACGCCAGCGAGGTCATAAGCGACCAGGTTAGGCATTGAGCGTCTGATCAGGGAGATCAGAACAGGGTCGAAACCTGCGGTTGGGGAAGCACTGCCGCCACCGAATCCACCCGAAGTGCCGGTGGTGGTGTTAGCATATGATGCTTCGGACAGGAACTCACGCTCTTCGCGGAGTGCCTTTTCTTGGTTCTCCAGGAGAACTGCGGTAACCATTCTCTTGTGAGCATCTTGGATGCCACCGAGTCCCTCATGGTTGAGGATAGGTGCCCACTTCTCCTGCAGAGCTTCAGTATTAAAAGCTTGCATTTGAATTTTACCTCTTAAAAGTTTTAGTTTGACTTATAATCTAAAAATCACTTTTTAGAAACTCTGGTCAGAGTGCTGAGATAGGACTCCATCAAACCAGAAACTGGTTGTGAGGAGGTCTCAGTATTCTCAGAAATGTTCTCTGAGTTGTCTCTTTGAGTACCGGCGTTTGCTGGGAAATAAGAATTTCTCAGAGTTACCAGTTTCTCACGATAGGTGTCTTCACTATCAAACTCAACATTTTCTGCAAGAGAAGCGAGTTTTTCTTTCTGTGAAAGTGCGAGACCTTCACATA